ATCATTTTTCCTGTAGTTATTCACGCGAAACAAGGCCGGAGCCGCCGCCACTCCCCCCCATGGGGCGAGAATCGCGATTTTTGGCGGATTTCTGCGGTTTCTGGCACCTAAACCGGGGTCGAGGACCCTTGCGCCATGGTGCGCGGACCACGGACCACGGACCACGGGAGCCGACGGCGGCGCACAACGGAATCGGGGCGATACGGGGCGCGGTCCATGCAGCAGGCGCATGGGGGCGGGCGGTACGTTTCACGGCCCACGGGGCGGGCGGCAGGGCGCATGATTCACTATCTGGAACGGATGCAGGCAAAAAAGAACCCCGCACGATGGCGGGGCTCTCATGGTCGATTGTGGGGGCGGCTAGTACAGGTCTAATTCGTCCCTTTCCGCCGCCCGCTGGTAACGGCGCTCGGCCCGCCAGCGGGCGCTATCTGACTCCTCATCATTGGCCGCCGGATCGGTCACCTGACCTAGGTGCTCGATCACGTGCTCCCCGGTCGCGCACCAAGCGGGCTCGGGCTCGGCGTTCATCTGATCGACCGCCCGGGCCATTAGTATTCCCCCCACCCGGCGGCGCGGGCCGTCGCATTGTCTGCGGCGCTGAGTCGGGCGCGGTGCTCGTGATCAGCCCGGGATCGAGGATCGGCGGCGCAATCGTCGCAAAGCGCTTCCTCGCCGCGAACGTCGGTGTAACCGCATTGGGTTTGCACCTCGCGATAGTCGAACCCGCTGGGGACGTAATAGCTAACTAGATTCTCGCACATATCAGGACTCCTATTGTGTCGGCGTTATTGCCGGGGCGCATTATAGGACTAATCCCGTATATGTAAACCGGCAAAGAAAACCCGCCGAGATGACTCCCGGCGGGCTGGTCGAAGGTATGCGGCGACGTTATGCGGCGAGCAATTCGAGCGCAGCGCGTTGCGCCTTTGCCTTCAATTTTCCGCCGGTGCCATCGCCCAGAAGATTCGACGCCAGATTAAAATCCGCGCCCCGGTTTTTAATCGGCTGATGATCCGCCGCCCATGTCACGGTATTAAACGCGCCCCACAAAGTCCCGCGCGTGGACTCCATATCGTGGCCCGGATTGATTGCCGGGTCCGGGTCCGCCGTCACGTCCGCCGGAAGTTCCGCCGCCGCGCCCCGAGCTATCTGGTCCAAACGGTCCGCGACATACAACGCCGCGTCCGCCGCGTCCGCCTTGCCGACGGGGACGAATACCTGTCCCTTGTGCGCTGCCATCGCCTTACGGACTCCAATGCTATGACGAACGCGCCCGTTCTCTTCGATTTTCTCGCGCCCGCCGTAAACGGTTTTGAAGTAGGCGAGAGCCTCCGCGTCCGTTAGTGCGCGGGCTGCGGCTGCGGCGGCAAAGTCCGCGAAATCGCCGAACGCCTCCGCATTGAGTCCGACGGCGGCGGTAATGGCGTCGTGATCGAATTCAACGCGGTGATCATGGCAAACGATTCCCGCCCCCTCACTGGTCGCCGCTCGGACGGTATTATCGCAAACGACTCGCGTGTTTGCGCCGATGAACTTATTGGACTCGAGCCCGACATGGGACACGGTCGAGAGTAGGCGCGAAACAAGCTTGTCATTCCCCGGCAAAGTAAACTCGCGGTCCGTTTCCAATTGAACGAACACCTTCGCGCCCCCGAAAAGAGCCCCGGCGGTGATAACTTGAAAACCAAACCGACTCTCTATATGCGCCGCTAAATCTAAGAGCGCGGCGTTCTGAACCGGTTGCCAGTCGCCAGCGACGAACCGCCCGAAAACTTGCTGCGGATCATCAACGCGGGAAATATGAAAAGAGTCCGCAATCGGCGAACCGTCCGGGCGGCAATTGGGGACAAGCTCGACCTCGTAATTTAGCCGGGCGGCGTCCGCGATTTCCTGCGGCGTCGCGCCGGGGGCGAACGTTTGGGGATTCGTTTCCGCCGCGTGCCATGGCAAGGCGTCGCCTTCCCGGTAGGCCATTGCGAAAGTACCGTCTTCGGTTTGCATAATTTCGTGAGACATAGTTTTGACTCCTAGTTGTTCCCGGCAGCATTGCCGGAGTCACGTTATACGGGAATAATCCGATAGGCGCAAGCTTGTTATAGCGCGGCGTCGGGAACGGCAGCGCGGCGGCGGCCATCCATCAGGCCGTGATCAGCGATCACGATATTACGGGCGGCAATCGTTGCGCCTTTGCAAAGTCCGCATGAGTCGCATTGCGTCCGGTTCCCGCCTTCCTTACTAGCGGGACATATGGACTCCGTCGCCAACGTTGGCGCGTCATGTTTCCGGATGCGGAACGTTCGCCATCCCTTCGCCGCCGCCGTCGCAACGTCGGACTCGGAATCTGCGGACGCCATGCATAATCCCTTGAGTCCGACTCCAATGCGCTTGCGCCATTGATGTGTATACCCGGTTCGGTTTTTAACGCGCCGCGTTGCGGTACGCCATACGTTCGCCGGGATCGCGGCGGGGTCGCCATATGATCCTATGCGAAACGACAAACCGGCGAATAGTTCCGGCAATAGCGCGGCGTCGAAATCGGCTCCCGGCGTTGCGTAACGTCCGCGCTGGTATGCGTTCCAAACGGAAAGCGGCGCTTGATAGACGCGGACATAGCAACGCGTTTTACCTTTACGAATTGGACGCAACGGGCAGTCGCCGCACACGCTGGAATCGTCGCCGGTTTTTAACGCCGTATGTGGCGCGATATCTTGGCGCAAAATAAACGTTTGGACCATTGCCCCGGTTTTTTCGTTGTTGCTGGCGTCCGCAATCCGGCAAGCAATCGCGACAATCGGCTTGCCATCAATTCGCGACGCGCCGTCGTATAATACGACGCCGGAATACTCGCCGCGTTTTAAGGCGCGGCGCAATGTTTCGATATCCTTAATCACTTTCGACTCCTTTTGCGTTCAAGGCGCAGGCGTTGGGTCACGGCGGCGGACGGTTTGGGGTATTGGCCGAACCGGGCCGGGCCGTTCTTCCGCGATTTGGTGCGGTAGCGGTTCACGAACTTGGAATAATTTTTATACATCGCCGACTCCTAATGGATGACAAGGAATCTTGTTATATAGGAATAATCCCATACGGCAAAGCAAAAAAAGACCCGGACGAATCCGGGCTAAGTTTGATGCGGAGTCAACGCATTCTATATCGACAAAATAGCGCCAGCCACGGGTAAAGACATTTGCACCATGGTATCGATTGCAGGAATAGCGAAGACGGCGACGGCGGCTCCCTTCGTTACGTTCTGAATCACCAGCTTGCCGGAACGTATAACTAGCGCCATTACGTCGCCAGCGTCGGCGTGGTTCTTTAAACCGTTAAACCAGATTCGTTTATCGCCGCGTGTCTTCGCCCTGTACGCGGAAATAGTGGTTTCGGTTCCGTCTCTGTAGATGCCTTCCAGCGTTACCTTATCGCCGGGGTTTAGTTCGGCGTAATCAATCACGCCTTCGCGTTTCAACAGGTCGCGCAACGCCGCGTTGCAGTCCTGTATATTCTTATTCAGGATCGTTCCCGTCACATGAAACAGTGCGGCGTCACCGAGCGCGTCGGCGTTCACCTGTTCAATCTTCGTCAGTTTTCGCATTTTTCGACTCCTCTATTTCGCCTTGTGAATTGCATGTCTCGCACTGTCGGACCTGACGCATGACGCGCAGTTGTTCGATCAAGTACCCATTGCCGTGGCAGTCCGGGCAAATCATTCTGCACTCTTTCGTTCAACGGCGGTCGTCTCGGCAAAGTCGCAATTAGCGCAGGAAACATTGTCATACGACGCCAAGACGTCATTGTTTTCGTCAACATAAGCGTCGAACCAGAGGTCACCGCTGCCGCATTCAGAGCAGATGTATTTTGTGTCGGTCATTCTTTTTCCTCCAGCCATCCCGCCAGCTTCTCTATCGCGCCTTGTAGCCAATCCGTAAACCAATCCATTATCTGACTCCTTTGTTAAATAGGACTTATCCTATACAGCTATTCAACAGGGCTGGTCAACCGGAAAAATTCCGCCCAATCATACGGCTCTTCAAAAATAGCCAAAGGCGATACGGCTGCAAGACCATCCATGCGAAGGTCAACAGCATCGGAGCCGCGATAAACACGAATAGCCAAGCTGCTGTCGCGAACAACAATAAAACAAGGCCCGCCGGAATGCCGAGACAGCCAAGAACACTGATGCGGGGATAGACCGAGCTTGCCAGTGCCTGACTTTGTGACTTTAAGTTCGAGGAAGCTAAAGACACCGCTTTCCGAGCATAATAAGACATCGGGTACTCCGGGTATGGCCCAGCTTTCGAGACGGGTTGTTTCAATCTTCCGCTCGCTTCTTCTTAGACCGTCGCTTATTAGTCGCCACAGTCCGCTTTCCCGGTTTTTCAGCGCCTGCCTCGGCATCTGGTTCTTCGACTTCTTCGGGTGTGATGTCGATGATTGGTTCAAAAGATCCTCTAATTCTTTCGAGTTCACGCTCCACATCCTCTCTGCTCATCTGATCGATAGAGCCGGTCCTGATCTCTGATTTGCTAACGTATATGTCACCCTGGGCCTGCCCTCGACGGTACTCGGCCTGAACTGCCGCGCTATATGCTCCGTTCTCCAGAGCAATGTCGCGAATCTTCTGGAGGTCGCGGACGTGCTTTTTGTACCCGACGGCATACATCTCATCCAGTTCATCACGGTAGCGCGTGATCTCGGCCACAACGTGAGGGCAGATGTTCTGACTCGTCAGTTCGTATGCTCTAGTATGAGCAGACGCCGGAGGGTAGCCAGCGCGGATAGCCGCTTCACGCATCGTGATGAGGCCGTCGTTGCTGACTAGCTCTTTCACGAACTTTTCCTGCCGCCGCGTCAGCTTCCGGTTCGGTCCTCTTGTGGCGACGTTTTTCGCTGTCCCACCACTGTCTGGACCCGGTACATTAGAATTAGGCATAAACGCACTCCAAAAGGTCTTTTGTCGTTTAGTTTCAACGCTGTCCCGCCACTGTCCCACCGTTTCACTTTAAGAAAACCCTGTAAAGTGATATGGGATTAGACCCGGTCAGTTAATACTAGGTACAGTAACAGCAAAAATGGCGAAAAGCACTCTCTTTAACTGAGACTCTGTCCCGCGAGCAAGATTGCGTGACTCAAGAGGTGGGACACCCTCACATACAAAAAACCCTTATATAAGATATGGTTAGTAGACTGTCCCACCTGTCCCACCAATCCCGCCTAAAAACTCGGGACT